TCGCACCGGCTACGAGTGGCACGGCGATTCTAGCTGGCAACGGCTCAGGCGGTTTCTCGCCGGTCACGGTCGGTACTGGTTTGTCCTACGTCGGCGGCACCTTGTCTGCGCTGGATGCAGGCGGCACGGTGACCAGCGTCACGGCTCAAGGATCGGCTGATATCTCGGTGACTGGCGGACCGATTACCACCAGCGGCACGCTTTATTTCGCGTTGTCGGACACGACAGTTGCGGCTGGCACTTACGGCAGCGCGACTCAGGTCGGGCAGTTCAACGTCGATGCGAAGGGTCGCCTCACGACTGCGGCAAGCATCACGATTGCCATCGCTGCGAGTGAGGTCAGCGGACTAGCAACCGTCGCAACTTCTGGCACCTATGCTGACCTGACCGGAAAGCCTTCACTCGGCACGATCTCCTCGCAGGACAGCAGCAATGTTTCGATCACGGGCGGATCGATCAACGGGACTTCGGTCGGCGCAACGACTGCCAGCACAGGCGCGTTCACTAGTATAACCGCGACCGGCGATGTTGGCTTTGACGGCGGCACGTTTACGTTTAACGAGGCAGGAGCCGACAAGGACTTCCGCTTCGAGGGCGATACGCAGACGCATCTTCTGTTCGGTGACGCCTCAGTCGATCGCATCGGCATTGCTCTGACTGCGCCTGCCGCACGCCTGGACATCTCAGGCAACTACGCGCAGAACGTCGTTGCCGTTCCGTCGCTAGACGTAGACTGTGCGAATGGAAACTACTTCACGAAGACGATTGCGGCAGACTCGACTTTTACCTTCAGCAACGCACCAGCGACCAGAGCATTCGCGTTTACATTGGAACTTACTCACACATCCGGCGCGGTGACTTGGCCTGCTGCGGTCAAGTGGCCTGCGGACACGGCACCAACCTTGACGGCTGGCAAGACTCACATCTTCATTTTCGTGACCGATGATGCCGGCACAACTTGGCGCGGCGCTGCGTTGGTAGACTACGTCAACTAACATGGACCCGACTAGTCAACGACTGATGATGGGGGCGGGTGGTGCGGCTGGTGAACCCGAGTATGAACTCTACACCTTTGGCCTCAACACCAACGGCCAACTCGGCCTAGGAGACCTTACCAGACGTTCATCTCCCGTCCAAGTCGGAGCGTTAACAACGTGGCTAAGCGTTGCAGCGGGAGCCAACCACACCGCAGCGATCAAAAGCGACGGAACGCTGTGGACCTTTGGCCTCAACACCAGCGGCCAACTCGGCCTAGGAGACGTTACCAACCGTTCATCTCCCGTCCAAGTTGGAGCGTTAACAACGTGGCTAAGCGTTGCAGCGGGAGCCAACCACAACGCAGCGATCAAAACCGACGGAACGCTGTGGACCTTTGGCAACAACAACGTCGGCCAACTCGGCCTAGGAGACCGTAGCAACCGTTCATCTCCTGTCCAAGTTGGAGCGTTGACAACATGGTCAAGCGTCTCAGCGGGAAACGCCCACACCGCAGCAATCAAAACCGACGGCACGTTGTGGACCTTTGGCCGCAACCAATTCGGCCAACTCGGCCTAGGAGACGTTAACTACCGTTCATCTCCCGTCCAAGTTGGATCGTTAACAACGTGGCTAAGCGTCGCAGCGGGAAACGTCCACACCGCAGCGATCAAAACCGACGGCACGCTGTGGACTTTTGGCTTCAACGCCTTCGGCCAACTCGGCTTAGGAGACGTTACCAACCGTTCATCTCCCGTCCAAGTCGGAGCGTTAACAACGTGGCTAAGCGTCTCAGCGGGAAACGCCCACACCGCAGCAATCAAAACCGACGGCACGTTGTGGACCTTTGGCCTCAACACCAACGGCCAACTCGGCCTAGGAGACGTTAACTACCGTTCATCTCCCGTCCAAGTTGGATCGTTAACAACGTGGCTAAGCGTCGCAGCGGGATTCTACCACAACGCAGCGATCAAGACTGATGGAACGCTGTGGACCTTTGGCCTCAACACCAACGGCCAACTCGGCCTAGGAGACCTTACCAGACGTTCATCTCCCGTCCAAGTCGGAGCGTTAACAACGTGGCTAAGCGTCGCAGCGGGAGGCGCCCACACCGCAGCCATCACCGAGGAATAATTTGCCAACCCAATCGCTCCACTTGCTTTCCGGCCTGCCGCGTTCTGGATCGACCGTCCTCGCAGCCGTCCTCAATCAAAACCCGAACACCCACGTCTCGACGACCTCGGGACTGGTACACGCGCTGGACGGGCTGGCTAATACATGGCAGAACGCGCCGCTGCTAAACGACAGCGACCCAAAGCGCAAAAAGCTTGAGCACGCGATGCGCGTAGTTGCGACATCGTTTCACGCGCAGGAAACCACCAAGCCAGTTGTCATCGACAAGAGTCGCGGATGGCCCGTTCCGGTGATTATCCGCTCAATGGCTCAGGTGCTCGGTTGTCAGCCTAAAATCATCGCAACAGTCCGCAGCGTGCCTGACTGCGCTGCCTCGTTTGTGCGCGTAGCCAAGCCAGACAACCTTACCGCGTTCGTCGAAAAGGGCGAACTGTTCACGCACTTGAAAGCCGCGTACCAAACGCTTGAGGCCGGATACCGTGCGTTTCCCGAGTGCTTTTTGTTCGTGGAGTATGAGGACTTGCTGGCGAACCCGAAGCGCGAGTTAGACCGCATCCACGCCTTTCTTGACCTACCGCCGTTTGACTACGATCTAGACCACATCGACGGATCGAGCGTAAAGGAAAACGACGAGTTTATCCACGGCTATGCTGGTATGCACGACATCAAGCCGAAACTAGCACGGCAGCACAACCAGTCGGCCAAGGACGTTCTCGGCTACCACTACTCGCAGTTTTGCCATCCTGAGTTTTGGCGCGACAAGCCGACCACGCTGCCGCAGATTGACGACCTCGACCTCCAACTGTCCGCTTCGGTTACAGGCAACTTTGCCGAAGGCCAGCGCATCGCTGACAAGCTGGCCGTCGAACGACCCGACGACTCTCGCGCCGCGTATAATCGCGGATGGTATGAGCTGATGAAGGGCAACATTCAACTCGGATACCGTCTCCAGCAACTGGGCCGACGTGCCAAGATTATTGGTGACGCGCCGCCAAACACGCCGCAGCCGCTCTGGAACGGTCAAGTCGGCACGGTGCTGCTGCGCCTAGAAGGCGGTCTAGGCGATCAGATTCATCAAGCGCGGTACACGGCCAATCTGGTCGAACGCGGCTGCAAGGTGGTGCTATCGTCCAGCGGCAGTCTGTGCGCGTTGCTCAAGGACATTGCTGGCGTGTCTGCCGTCGTCCAGCACGGCGCAGAGTTTGGCGTGTATCACGACTACTGGCTTCCGGCTATGTCGGCGCCGGTTCCGCTCGGGCTAGAGTTAAGCGATATTGTCGGCACACCTTACGTTCCGCGACCCAAGGTTTCCCACAAAGGATTAACGATTGGCCTGCGCTGGTCTGGTAACAAGCAGTTCGAGAGGGAGCATCACAAGCTGTTCCCGCCTGCGCCGTTCTTCGACGCGGTGAAGCGCGACGGCGTGCGGTTCATCTCGCTGCAACGCGACGCCGATCTCGACGCCAAGCCTGACTGGGTCGAGACTGTCCCGCTTGATAGCTGGACGGACACCCAGCGCGCCGTTGCGTCCTGCGATCTCGTCATCAGCTCTTGCACGTCGGTCTCGCATTTGTCTGCCGCAATGGGGGTCAAGACCTGGGTCGTCATCCCAGTCATGGCCTATTACCTCTACGCTTTGCCGGGACCGAAAACGCCTTACTACGACTCGATGATGCTGTTCCGTCAGAGCGTCTTTGGTCAATGGGGCCATCCTATGGAGGAACTGCGCAAAGCCGTCGTTGAATTATGAAATACGCACACACCGAAAACGGACAAGTCATTGACGGTCCACGCTCAGTGCCTAACGGCTGGCGGAACGTGTCTGGACTGTGTTACATGGACGACAAAGGATTGCGCGCGCTAGGCTGGTTGCCTTATGAGACCATCGACAACGGTGGAGAAGTGCTCGACAAGACCATCGTCCAAGTGCTGGCCGACAAGGTAGTAGAAACTCGCGTCTACCGCTACAAGACAGACGCCGAGATCGCTAAGGAGACCAAGGACAAGATCGAGCACGTTAGGCATGACCGCAACAGTCGGCTGACGCAATGCGACTGGACGCAGGTCGACGACACTCCGCTCGACAACGTGGCCAAAGCGAAGTGGGCGGCTTATCGTCAAGCGCTGCGCGACGTACCGGATCAGGCCGGATTCCCGTTCGATGTTAATTGGCCGAGCGTTCCCGTTTAACGCCAGCGCCTTTTTTGATGAGTTGGTTCACGGAACTGCTTTTTAACGCTGGGTCTGGCGGCTTGTTCGGCATGGTCGGCAGCCTCGCGACGACCTGGATGCGACTGCGCGAGAAGAAGCTGGATAACCAGTTCCAGCTGGACCTGATGGACAAGCAGTTTGCCAGCGCCGAGGCAGTCGCTGCG